GTAGGGAGGCCGAGAATCTATCCAGGTCGGAACCTGACCGATGCCGAATCATATCTCAGACATAAGAAGAAAAAAGCTATGTTGGCACTCAGGGAAAAGTTTGGGACTGATTAAATTGTTATAATAAGCGTCCCCGCAATGTTTCTGCATTCGGGGACGTGAGTTCACCTAGTACCGAGGTTCACTAATGAACAATATTATCGCATCGAGGCTTATTCTAGCTGGTCTATTGAGTCAGGGAATTAAGCGATCGCCACATAACAACCAAAAGGCACGGAGTCAAAACCCGTGTTTTTTGGTGTCTAATCCAGTCCTAGAAAGAATTTTAGATTACCTATTGACAAACCTAAAAGCCCTATGCTATAACTAAATTATTAAAACACACAGAGGAAAAACGGTATGTCAGTTGATGGATTAAACGCAGGACAGGTCAATAAATTTGTAGCTCAAAACAAGCTACAAAACCTAAGACTAGAAGACGGCTATTGGGTCGCAAACGACGGCGAATACCTTTACACCATTACAGCCGAAAAATACTGGGCAGCACTAAATGAAGGGGATCTGAGTTAGCAATCAATAACAGCCCGTGCTACAAGTTGCACGGGCTGGCAACCATTAAACAACAACACAGGAACACGCCATGAACGAACTAACACTAGAAGACTTGGTATCTGAAACCGATGATTTCGAGCCTGAAGCTATTGAACTGGTATTAAATCGCGTTGATGAATTTGACGCTTTGGGTTTTGGTATTGACGTTGTTGACTGGGAAGTTATAGGTACTGGCGGCTGTAAACAGGTCGGAGTTTTATTTGATATGAAAAACGACCGATATGGCTACTACACCGATATGGCTACTACAGTCCTGGTTTTACTAGATAAAACCTATGCAGAGTTATCCGATTGGGGTAACTGTTGGGATGATTGCCCTGAAGTGTTGCAGTCAACAGATGAGTAAATACATCGGGCGGGGTGGCTCTTACCCCAACGGTGGCAGAAAGCTACAAGGTGAATCAAAAAGAGTGACAGTTAGTATCTGCATAGAATCCGACCTACTAACTAAATTAGATGCCCTGGTAGCTCAGGGAGAAGGATCACGGAGTGATATTGTTAATCGGTTACTACGGGAAATTTAAAAATTAAAAGCCTAGGATTCAACCCCTAGGCTTTTTGCTATTTCACCCTACACCGCCAAAACATCTACAACGGATTCAAACCATTGCAAATGTTGACGGGTCGCGTCCTTAATCCCCTTCTGTGCAGCGAGTAACAACTTAGAAAATTCAGATCCTTTTGACGTTGGCAACCAAGCCGGATCTTTCCCGTGAGGGTTTGGGGTTTGCAATCCATTCTCAGATAGGAGTTTGTTGACCCGTTGCGCTGAGTGTTTAATTCCGGTGCGCTGCTCTAGGATTAATCCGAGTTCGGTGGGCGTGAGAAGTTTTTCCGATGTCTCGATGACTAATTCCTTTTTTAAGTCTTCAGCCGAGGGACGGAGCGCCGGATAATATTTAGCGACGTGATTAGCTGCGGACGCTGCAATCATACTCTGATCCAAACCCGCGATATTTAGGATGACAGAGACAAAATCAGCAATATCGCGCGGCGTGGGTTGGGATGAGACTGTTTGAGTTTGGGCGGATTCTGATCTAAGTTGTTTTAACTCCCGTTCACACTCAAGGAAATAACGCCGGATCTCTTTGCCCTTGCCACTAGGTAACATCATTCCCATTTCTTTGAAGGTGTCCACTGTCAGGTAGATTTTATCAACGGGTCGCCCTGTTTGGACTTTTTCATAAATTTGTGCAAAAGTCCAATCTAATCCTTGATCAAAGTTTTGCTTGAGTTTTGCGACTAACTGCCGTCGAGTGGTAAGACTTCCATCCTTAGTCCGACAGTCCCACCATTGCATCGCGTCATCAAAGTCAACGGGAAACTCAATGCTAGAATCAATTAAGGTTAGAGCCAATTCTTTGTTAAAGTTATTCATTGTGATACCTCTGAATCAGGTTTACAGCCCTTGGATGCTGAAACATCGCGAAGGGCATTTACTATTAATATTATATCACAGTTAATATTAATTAATCTGGCAATCTTTCCATTAGTTTCATTCTACTTAACAGCAATCCATCCAGAAAAGTTCATCCAACGCCAAAAACAATCAACCTCAGTAAAACCAGACAATCTAAGCATTTCTTCATTCCAATTAGCTGTTACCGGAACAAGTACACCCTCTAGGCTTAATCTTTTCCGTTCTATCTCATAAATAGAATAACCATTCTGATGTTTTAAGTTATAATACTGATTGGTCAATAAACTGTCAATATCAGCAGACCCCCCAATAACTTTTTCAACTAAAATAAAACACCCGCCTTTTCGAGTTGAATCATAGATTTTTTTGAGTAGTCTTAATCTGTATTCAATCGGAATAAACTGTAAAGTTAAAACCGACAAAGTGACGGATACGTTTTTAAGAGTTAACCAATCTTTTCTTAAATCTAATTCATGTAAACTGACGCATTCAAAACCCTTAAACTTTTCCCTACTCGCGTTAATCATCGGTTGACTAACTTCGATTCCATAATAGGTGCAATTAGTCCCATAGGATTGAATTAGTCGAGATATCTGCTCACCTCTTGAGCATCCAATATCTATGACAGAACTGGCGGGTTTTATGTATTCACGAGCGATATTGGTAACAGCGTCTCTCATTACCTCGTATTGAGGAATTGAACGAGCCAACATATCATCAAAAATGTCTGTTACTGATTCGTCAAATTCCCATTTATCTTTAGATGGGACGTGATAATTATTCATGTTAATCCTTGGGTAAGTATCCAAAAGTTTTCTTTAGTTCGTTGTTGTAAAATTTTATTGGCGATGCTATATTTTTCTCTGTCCAATCGGACACACCACTACCACCTTGAAAAGTATCCTTAACCCTGGATATCACCCATTTAGGTAGCAGTCTAGCCGACGCGGATTTCAGTAGTTTTTTATTTGGTGGTGATTGCGAGAGGTCTAAGTTTATGGCATATTCAACTAACTTCACATCCATAAAAGGCAATCTACACTCTACGCCACCATACATAAAAGACTTGTTGCACCTAACAAAATTACCTCTTGCCATTTTTGCTAATTGACTTTTTCTAAGAGATATAACTTCTGTATTTGTGCTTTTGGATGCCTGAATACAGAAATTACCATAACCACCAAAAAGCTCGTCGGCAGCTTCACCAGATAAGCAAGATTTAAAGCCTTCTGCCCTTATCCTTTGTGCTAATGGTAGACATAATGAAGCTATCTCTATTTGAGCTTTGCTGTTAATTTCTATTACCTTGGCTGCGTTAGTTAAAGAATCTAAATCAATAGATACTGGCACTTCTATTAATTGAATTTCATACTCACTACATATCTTCCTGGCTGCTAGTAAATCATTTGAATCATTACGCATTTTTGCTGTAAAAGCTACGATGTTTTTGTTTATAGACTTTGCTATTTGCAGAACCAAGACGCTATCTAATCCGCCCGATATAAGACAGCAGACGGGAGCATCAGCATTTAATCTTTGTTCTACACCCCTATTCAAGCAATCTAATATATTTTGCTGTGGTGTTGTTCCTGGTAGCTTGTACCATTGAAACCACTCGCCTTTCACTAGATTAAAAGCATAGCCCGGAGGAACGGCAACAGGCATAACACCACTAGGAAATGCTTTTCTTTCAGATGCCCAAATATACCCTTTATTCGTTTTTGCCAGATACAAGGGTATCTCACCAAAACGGTCTCTCACAAGCCAATGCTCATCCCCTTTACTCCATACAAAAGCAAACATTCCCTCTAGTTGATTTAGCCGTGAAACACCGTAAATATCTAAAAATTGACTCAATACTTCGGTGTCACCTGTTGTATTGAATTTGCACCCGTCGTCTTGTAACTTCTTTTTTATATCTCTATAATTCCATATCTCACCATTAAATGAAAGAGTGGAATTATTTAAGATAAAAGGTTGTTTAGATGCCGAACTTAAATCAAGTAAAGACAGCCTAACGTGACCATGAACAGTGTCTTCATGCTTGTGAACACCTTGACCATCTCGCCCCCTATGTATTATTTTAAGAAGCATAGACTCTACATCTACGCTGGATTTGTATGTACCCGCTAATCCACACATTTTTCTAGTATTTCTAATTGAATTGTTTTGGCAATATGTGACATCATAACAGGTGGAACAGCCCTACCCAATCTTTCCCATTGTTGGGCATAGGAACCTGTTAGAATAAAATCATCAGGAAAAGCACAGGCTTTTTTGACATCTGATATCGCTAGGTTTGTAAATTCAGACTCGCCCAACCTTTGAACCTTTCCAGCCCTTCCGTTTCCACTTGACGGTGAAGTTCCAAAACATTGAAAGACTACTTCCGTAGCACGGACTACTTCTACTTCCCCAAACCCTTTACCATATACAATAAAAGAAATATTTGGACAAGCATCTCTAACTGTATATTGATAATGCAACGGTTTTGGGTGAACAGGTTCTAACTTCAAATCATTCCTAACACCTATAAAGATAGTCCGTTGTCGCATTTGAGGAACACCAAGCCATTGAGCATCTAGCACTTTACACTTGACGTTATAACCGCAATCTTTGAGTGTTTTAAGGATTTCTAAGAAGTAGCCTTTAGCTGTTCCTTTGATTAATCCTGATACGTTTTCAGCAACAAAGACTTTAGGCTGTGTTCCTTTGATTAGTCGAGCGTACTCAAAAAACAAATCATCAACTCTTTGCTTGGTATCTGAATATTGCTTAACTTTTCCCCATCCTGCTTCACGTTTTCCTGCTGTTGAAAAAGCTGCACAAGGGGGAGAGCCATCAAATATATCTATCTCTCCTATTTTCAATCCGGTTGCTGTTAAGATGTCCTGAGCAGAAATCTCTCGGATATCTCGCCTGTCAAGAATTGAATTTGGATGATTAGCTTTATAAGAATCCTGAGCCGCAGGAATAAATTCATTAGCCCACAAGACTCGATAGCCAGCCATCCGATAACCAAGACATGATCCGCCTGTTCCGCTAAATGTAGAGACAACATTAAACCCATTCCAGGGTATTTCTTCTATCTCTTTCATTAGAGGAACGCGGTAAATAGGTTTAGTATTCATTTATTTACCTCCAGACCATTTGTAACCACATTTAGGGCAACAGTGTTCGGTTTCGATATCTTCTCCATATTCCTTAAAATCTTCTGGTGATTCTGGGTTTCCATCTTCCTTGGGTTCAGTATTGCCAAAACTTTCACCTTTACCCAATGACTCTAACAATTCATTCAATTTATCATCAGGGAAAAACTCACTAAAATCTACCTCTTGGGCTAAATCATTTAAAAGATCAAAGTCCCATGTTGAGAAATCAGAAGCCGTATTATCAGCGATCGCATATTGTTTCCAATCCGACTCTGACAACCCTTTACGCTTAACAGCAACAATCGTATTACCATCGGCTTCTACAACCAAAACCTTCTCAATCCCTAATTGACCCGCCTCCTCAAAGGTTCCATTACCCGCCCTGATAACATCATTCTCGTCGATCACAATAGAACGGCAAGCCCCAAACTGTTCTAAGGATTTGGAAATCACCTTAGCTGATAACGGCGTTCTTTTCCGTGCATTATTCGGATCGGGAGTTAGTTTGCTGATATCTGTCTCAGTAATTTTAGGTTTACTCATAAATTAGTTTGCAATAAGACTTTTAACCATGTTAACTTTAAAGTGTTGTTATTGCGTCACCATGCGCTAAATAAAACTATTGCTTCAGTACCAAACATTGAAAGGATCAGGGAAGCGGTCAGGGAGGTTATTGAGAACCCTTACCTGAATAACCGAGAGATTGGTAGGCGGCTTAACATCTCAGAAACAAATTTAAGGCGATGGAAAAAACTACCTATTTGGGAGCAAATCAGACATGAACTTTTAACAGAGCGAGCAGAAATAATTAAGGCAACAATAGAAAAGGACAGAATGGCTTATCAACAGGATTTAGAGGAAAAACAAAAAACATGGCAAGCGTTCAGGAAAGCCCTAGAGACTAACGGAGCATATTCCCTCACCCTTTCCAACAATGCCTATAAAGAAGCAGTCAGCAGTGAAAGAGACTCCCTAAAGGCTTGTTCTAAAGCCACCAAGTCAGGAGCACAAGTTCACTCTCGAAATGGGATGGAAGTTTTGAAGACTTTGGCAATGGTAGATGATCAACTCTATCAAAACAAGGTATTAATCGAATACTTTGAAAACCTTGAAAAAGAACAAACTCAAGAAATCTCAGAAGATTAATTATGCCTAATTTTGAAAGTGTTTTAGTTTTCCTGTTATTGTCTCTTGGTTTAAGATGGTTTTTGTTTAAGTACAAATTGCTTGATAGGATTAGGGAATCACTTAAACAGAAACACCAACTTTTTAGGGAGTTGTTTAATTGTCCATACTGCCAGACATTTGAGAGTTCCGTGCTAGTTTATTTTGTTCTGGGAATGCCATTTAGTCCCGTTACAGGGATTCTTGCGGGTTTATTTAATGCTTATGTTTCGGTGTCGATTGAGAATATAATTGAATCCCAGATAGAGGAGTTAGAGGGAAATTTTAAGACTCCTAAAACTTTGGAGATTCCCGACTACAAAACCCCAATTGAAATATTTAACTTAGGATCTAAATAATGGAAAGAATTGAACTATGCTCAAACAGATGTTGTCCAACCCTTGCTAAACTTGGGGATTTATGGATTATAAATGATGATTATGGTGGGGAGGTTAAATTGACACCTGATCAGCTTGATAATTTAGTAAAAGTTAAGTTGAAATATGAAAAAGATTTGGCATCTACAAGAATGATTGAAACTGAAAAGGCACGGGAAAATGGATTACTTATTCAATCCTAAAACTCAACGCTACCATTACAAACAGGGTGCGGGTCGGGGTCAGTTTGTACCCGCCACTGCCATTAAGTTTATGATGGAGCGCAACATTGAGGCGACACAGGGGGATATTAAGACCATTGGGGAATTATTGGTCAATGGTAAAATATCCCTCTCAACTTGGGAAGAAATGACCGCGATCGCACTCAAAAACTTGCATATTCAATCATACCTACTTGGTCGCGGTGGTAAAGGTTCTATGAATCAACGGGACTATGGAGTAA